CCTGCCACATCATCAAAGTTATTATATACCCATGCACCTACATCTAACCACTCATCTTCTTTAACGGTGATAGTTACGGAAGGCTTATGCTCACACCAATTTCTTTGATATAATAACCACAAATCTAATTGAGCAAGAGCAGATGTATCATTACGAGTTACAGCTTTTTCAGGTGATTCTACAGGGAAGCTAAACACTGCAGTATTATCTGGTTGCATCACATCATCTTCACAAGGTATGTTCTGATCAATTAAGAATTGTGTTAGAGGATCTTTCTTGTCCCCTCTTACTGTTCTTATATAGTAATTAGAATGCCTTGCATGGATTCCAGAAGCTGAGTTGACTAATTGTGATACAGTGCCTGAAGGTTTGACACACGTGATAGCTGTTGATTGTTCAATACCAAGTGCATCTGATAGACCTAAGTTTGTATCGACTGCAACTTGGCGTAGTTCCTGTAATCTTTTTTCTAAGCCTGTATCTGTTGCATCATTAAGTAATTCACTATCCATTATACCTGTAAGAGATACACCAAGAAGTCTTTCTTGCTCTGTATTATCTTTCCAAATCTTTCTTAGATATTTTAAATCTGTAAGGGTAGATTGAAATGTGCCAAGTATAGTAGCATACTCTACTTTCTTTTTAAGTGAGGCAAGAGTATCATCAGAACGAACAACAACTTCTGTTAAGTTACAGAACTGATATGGCCTTAATATAATTTCACTACAAGGATTAGTTCCAAACTCATGTTCGGTATCTCGTCTGCCATTTTCTAAAGACTTACTAACAGCAGATTGTCTATTGTATATACCACGTTCTCCAGACTTAGAGTTATATAAGTTCAACCATTCTCTTATAAAAATACCAATCGGTGGTTTCTCTTTATAACAAACAGAATTATTAGCTAGTGCTCTTTGTCCTTGTGTATTCCACCACTCTCCTGATTTAGCTAGTGACATTTCTTGATCATTTAAATCAGATAAACTAATTAATGCAGAGCGTCTTACACCACCTACTACCACAACAGAGCCAATCTTACACATGATATCATGGCATTCAATAGGTTTCAATTTTCTACCTACTGCATTTTTAAATATACCTACAGTAAACTGAAACAAATCATCTAATGGATCAGGCCCAGAAGATCTACCACCAAATGTTTTAAGACGAGCACCTGCAGGTCGTAACTTAGATAAGTCCCAGGTAGGTATCGTGCCTGCATAAAGTAAATGTATAAGTTCTCTATATGCTTTTGCCCATCCTGTTTTACTATCGCCTACAATTATTGTTGTATCGCTTTCAATAAGTTTTTCATTAACTATAGGTAGTTGCTTAGTGTATTTACTTTCGACAGAAAAACCTACACCTGTGCCACACATCAAGATATATAAACACTCATCAAAGGATCTTATGTTATCAACAGGAAGATAAGAACAATTATATCCTGCAACATGACATCTTTCTAATGCTATTCCTGCTGTCATTAAAGCTCTCATAGATGGCATAATCTCTAAGTTTAACACAGCATTTTGTAATTTAGTTCTAAGTTCTGTGCTTAATTTGTAATTATATTTCTTACTTAAATGTGTTTCCATATAATTAAAGTATCTATCAACTGTTTCATTCCATGTTTCTCTACGATTATATTCATCAATCCATCTAGCGTATCTAGATATGTGAATAAAACTTTGATAATCTGTTGGTAATTTTATTTCATTCATCTTCTTTCTCTTCTTTTCTTGTTGTTAAAATAGGCGGAGTTAAAACCTCGTTCCCACTCCTTATGTCTTATGTTGTTTACATTGTAAGGGTTTTTTAATTTACCATTATAGAAGGCTCTTTGTCCCTCTTCAAATTGTATCTTTAAAGGAGGCCATTGACCTCTTCGTTTGAATCTTTTGGACTTGTATCCCTTCGATGTCGTAGAATGCGTCTGTGACGATCTGTTCCAATTCATTTGCTATTTCTCCATCAACTGGTATAGGATACTCTTCAGTGTCCAGGGTTAGACTCACTGTTAGAATTATCTGCATCTGCTACCTTTTGTATTAACTTATCTAGATACCAACGTGCTTTTAATAGGTCTTCTAAAGCACGATCTTTATATGTGTATCGCCAGATGTATTTGAGCATAGCACCTTTTAAATACCCACGAAATTCTTTACTAGACATAGACGCTTCGATAGCATCTATAGCTTCTATCTTTCCTGCCTTGTAATGTGAGGGTTCATTGACAACATCTTCATTCTTTTTAGTCATCGTTGTTCCTGTCTAAATATATTACATTATCTTTTTTCGTAACTTTTCTGCGATTGTCTTTAAAATCTCCTTCAAGGATTCTATAAAAAACACCTGAATAAAAAAGAATGTCATCATTATTAGCAGCATAACTGAAGCCAACCATTGCACGACATAATTCAGACAACGCAACAGCAGCTTTTTCATCGGTAAAATGTTTCTTAGAGAAATGTACATTTGTTTCATGTATCCACTCATTATCTTTATCTAGTCTAGGAGTAACGACAATGACCACATCATCTTCATTGACTTCAACTTTTCTTTTCTTCGACATTATTCTTGTCCTCTGTATGTGTATAGTAAAGCCATCTAGGTTCTCTTGCAGAAGATACTGGTTGAGGTTTATATTCTAATCCTTCCCAACAACTAAATTTAAAATCACACCAGGAACATACTTCGCCTAATACTCTATTGCCTGTTTCTTTTTTACGAAAGGTTTCAGGCTCATCTTCAAAACATCTTTCAAATGGTTTATTGTCTTCTAGTGCTTTTACTTTTATAAAAGCATCATCAACTGATTGTTGTACTTCTTCATCAGAAGACTCATCTTCTAGGTATGCAACTTCACCACTTGATTTATTAACTGCCCACCAACCACCAACTTTTTTCTTAGATCCAAAAGCATAAAGATGTAGTTGAGTTAGATAGCCAAAGGTGTCGTGGCTTTTCATGCCTTTAAAGTTTAAAAACTTATTACGATATGCCCAAGGACTACAAGATTTAATATCATCTACTCTATCATCAGTATACAAATCAGTTTCACCAGAGATACTATCAGTTATATTAAACCTAGTACCTTCTTCATATTTAATGTCACAAGAAGATAACACAGCTTTTAATATTGCTTCTACTGCGTCTCCAAAAGTAACAATCATTTTGAAACTGTAGTTCTTATCGGCTTTCCTAGCACCTGCAGCTTCCATCTGTAACTGACACAGTGGCCTACCTAAATTAGAAGGCCGTGCCTTAAACTCATAGTCTTGTGATTGAAACTGTTTTCTAAGGGCTTCCTTAAAGTCTTCGCCTGCTTTTTCTATAACTTCTTCAGACATAGAAGACTCACCCCTGTTAGCTGATTCTAGGTAAGCTATAACCTTTGCTAAATTTTCGTTCATTATTCAGGCAGTGCTTCAACATCAATAAAATCAGAGTCACCTACACCACCAACGTCTTTAGCATATCTTTTTTGTTCATATGCTTTAGCACGAATAGATTCATTATACGCTTGTATATGTTCTCCAAATGCTTTGTTGACCTCTAAGTACTCAGGTTTAATTTCTGTTTGTTCACCTAAAATTGTAGGACTAATGGTGTACCAAGTAATACTGTCGTTAGTTTGAAAATTAAAATTAAGTTTAAGCAATTGTTTCCAAGGCATAACTTTATCTTTAATCATTTGACTTGTAATCTGACCGAAGTTTCTGAATGTATCTTTATTAGATATCTGGAATATAACAGGTAACTCTTCAAAAGATACCTTATCTTTTTTACCTTCAGCAAAAGCGTCTTTGACTGTAAGTAATCCAAAGATAACTCTATATCTTTTAGCAGCTCGCCACTCATTCTTTCTTTCTTCTGAAAGACTATCCCAATCATCTACTTTAAATTTACCACAGTTCACACCGCCTTGTTCATCAAGTGCTTCATCGTATGGATTACTAACATAGATAGATTTATTTACATATCTACCTTTCTGGTCATTACCATCTTTGTCCTGCCATGTAGCATTCTCATCATACTTCTGATAAAAGAAACGCTGTTGTAGTATGCGTAAAGAAGCATCGTCTGCATATATAATCCCATGTTCAGGATGTGCTACTTTAACTGTGCCATCAGGAACTTTCTGTCCTGCATTGTTACGTGCTTTACTATTTATTGTTAGCCTTGGGAAACCAGGTGTACTTGCTACACCCTCGTCATTAAAACCAAACTCGGCTGCAATTTGATCAATTGGTAAGTTGTCTATATCTTTGATTGTTAGTGCATTCTCTGTCATGCAATTCTCCTATAATATTATCCTCTGTTATATTCAGGTTCGTTTGATTGTCAACAGATATTTCATCCATATCTAACCAATCGTCACCTATTTTTAATTCGACTTCCATAGGTACATCTAGAGTTAAATCAAACTTATCTTTGAGTTCTCTTACCACACCCATCATATCATTATATAATGTAGTGCAAACAATATCTATCTCATCTGGATGTACATCAACAACAATACTATCATGTACTGTGTTTATAAATTTACTCTTTAGATTCAATCGTTTAAGTGATCTATGAAAAAGTACACAAGCTAAAGGTACGATGTCAGCAGTTGCTCCACTTTGTACAGGATAGTTCTTTATCTTGGTTGCATCTGTTGCACCATTGCGTAGTCTTTGTACATTAGGAAATGCAAATTGTCTGCCTGTTACAGTAGTAATATACTTCTTTGCTATAGCTTCCTCTTGTAACTCTTTGTGCCATGAGGATATACCTTGATACTTATCCATAAAAGAATTGTTATACTGAACTTCTGCAGCAGATCCTTTTGTGCCACCATAGAGTGGTCTAAATGTTCTAGCTTTTGCATCTTGTCTGCTTGTTGTCTGCCCTGCTTCAGTCAGTACTTTAGCAGTATATGCATGCACATCAAAGCCTTCTTCAATTTCTTTTCTACCTACAGCATCATCACTCATCCATACAGCCACTCTAAATTCAAGTTGGCCATAATCAGCTTCTAATATTTTACCACCAGGAAAACGAGATACAACAGCACGCCTTACTAAAGCTGTGCTACCTCGTGGTAAGTTCTGGAAGTTAGGTCTTGATGAAGATAATCTACCTGTGCCTGTTCGCACCTGCGATAGTTGTGGATGTAGTATAGTGTTGATTACATTTTTACGAATGCCTTTACAGAAAGAATTAATGTAAGTGTCAAGTGCATTTATCCTTTGCATGTTACTTAAAAATGTATGTGCTACATCTAAGTTATTCTGTTTAGCAATAGCAGCTAGACCACCTAGTGTGGTTTTATCTGTTGCGAAACCATGTGCTGTCACTTGTTGTATATGTGTTGGTGTAAATTTAAAGCCTGCTATGCTCTTGGTGGCATCATAAAGATAACCAGTGCCAAGGCAATGCTTACACATAGGCTGTACTTTATAAGGAGTTCCATCTTTTTTTATCTTGTGTTGCTTCCCTGTTCCTTTACAGTTAGGGCATTGGCGAACTGTAGTTTGACTGACAATAGTAGTTTGTCTTTTTATATTACGATCAAACTCTATCTTAGACATGCGTGGTCTATACTTCTTTTTACCACTAGAGGTAGTGCCGATATTAAATGTGCGTGCCCACTCCTCTTTATTATTAACTCTTCTGGACCATATGATTTCTGATAACTGTTCAGGTGAAGCTAAGTTGTATGGCCTATCACCCATGACAGCTTTGATAATCTTTGTATTCTGTATAGCTTTTTCTTTTCTTTCTTCTTCATAATCTTTTTGAACTTTGTTTAATGTCTCTATATCTATTGCATTACCATTTCTTTCAATGTCAATAAGAACATCTGTCATATCATTTGATAACTCAATAACATTTTTTAAGCTAAGATAATCTTCTTCTTTCAACAGGTTATACTGTGTTTCATACAGTTCTCCACAAGATATGATGTCATATATGTTATACTCTTCCACAATATCTTTTGGCATAGCCTCAAATCCTGTACCTTTTTTAAAGTAATCTTCTATTAGTTCTGATTTCTTTTGGGTAACTTCCCATCGCTTGCAGCATTCAGCTAACGACAGGGCAAGTTTCTGTCCTCGTGCATAAATATATTCTACTACCATGGTGTCCCAGATAGTGCCATCATATGTGAAACCACATTCTCTTAGCCAGGACAAATCAAACTTAGCATTGTGTGCTATAAGTAGTGTGGTCTTATCTAAGACATCTTGTAATTCTTTATGGGATTGTTTGGAATCTACAGTCACTTCATTATGATCGAACCAAATAACTTTAGCTTCATCAGGTTTACCAACAGGCATAACACCAACGCATACCATATAGTTATCAGGCTCAAAGGGAGAGGGACTTTTGTTTGTAACAGTTGTTTCAATATCTAAAACTATTTTCATATCATATCCTTATAAGGTGAGGGCAGGCGGCAACAGAAAGGAAATAAAAAATCCGCCTACCCTCGTTCATCAAGAGAGGGAGTAGTCTTTAATGTGTAGCTGACTTAGGGCAAGTCTTAGCTTACTGACATTGTTCAGAACGGAGTTCATCTTATGCTCTCTAGCAGTTGCAGAGAGAGGCAATACTGCATCCTTGATAGATTGAACCATAAGATTTATATCTTCGTCTGTTGCATCAGCAAGACTGTCAACAATCCTAGACCACGCTAATGGTTTAGGGATGTCGGCTCGCACCAAATCAGAGTCATTAATACTCTCTTTGATGTTGTCCCCCTCAATGCCACTTGACTCACTGATAACTACTTCTTTCTGGGGAGGAAGATCAGGTTGAGAAGTAGTATCAAAAATTGTGAAGTCATCTTGTGTGACATCAGGGTTGACACTCAGTGCCTTAGTAAAAGGTTTGGTATCAAACTCTTTTTCATCTAGGCTAAATTCTGCTTCATTATCTTTTATAATTTTCTTCGCATCTTTTGATTTGCGTAATCGTTTCAATGCTTCTGATATGGATTTCACCTCACCTGTTTCAATCCATTGTTCTACGATAGGCTTTGCCATAGCTATCTTTCTATAGTTATGTGCCATCTGTCGACTAAATGGTAACTCATCTGCTACCCATTTACCCCACTTAATATTATTTTGGCTGCAATAATCTTGTGCATCAATAAGTCTGTCACCAATTAGTAGAGCAAGTCTTAATGTTTTGCTTACCAGGTGCTTCATTAGTAGATCACCATCTGTAATTTTTGTTTTAAGATCTTCTAAGTATTCGTGTTTCATAATCATACCTATCTCCTGCATAAAAATATTTACTTGTGTCTATTTCTTGACTAGCTAATTCATACGCTTGTTTATCACTCTCACAAACGTAGCAGTCTTGACACATTTGAATTTCAAGTCTTTCATTATTCTCAGGGCTACCATTACTTTCAACCCAACCTTTTTGACTACAAGTATCACAATTATTTTTCATAACTTTCCTCCTAATCTCTAAAGCATGCTGTGTCTGAATCTGCAACACAAGCAAACCTATAATGTGTACCATTGATTTTATTCTTAACTATATTAATCCATCGCATATTGGTATCTCCTTCTTCTACATTCTCTTTACCAATAAGTATAATTAGATCAGCTTCACCTGCCTTACCTGTCTTTGAGCCTGACATCATACCATAATCTAAACTTGTCCGGCCTTCTGCATCAGCGGACAATTGATTAAAGCCCATGAACACACAGTCATATCTCTTAGCTATTGACCTGGCTTGACCATATAATTCTGTAAGTCTTAAATCCTCTCGTGCAAATGAGCCAGAGAGAGGAACTTTATCTAGTATGTCTACACATACCACATCAGGTCTTTCTGTTTCAATCTTCATCTCGATTTCACCTAGTGTCATCTGATCTCCATCAAGCACAAGTAGGTTGTCTTGTATCTTGGACCATCGTGTTTTTAATTCGTCAGGATATTTAGAGAGATTGCGTGTAGATATTTGTGTAGCAGCAGACATCATTCTATAGGTATGTCTTCTAGCGAGTTCTTCATTCGTGATACATAATACTTTAGCACCTTGATCTAAGAAACCACCTGCACCTGCAACTGAGTAATGCCAGAACATAGACTTACCTACATTAGGCCTTGCTCCAAAGATACAGAGCATACCTTTCTGCATACCAGGAACTAATTTATTTAAGGAAGGAAGGTTAAAGGTATAGTGATACTCATCATCCATACCCTCTAATAAGGAATCAATATCTAAATCAAGGACTCTTTCATCCCCTGTGTGTGTGGCTGCATGTATTTTCTTTAAGTCTTCTAGTTTATTTATGATAGGGTAAGGATCATAGTGATCACCACTTACTACCTTGACTGCTTCTTCAGCTACTTCTCTTGCACCTTGTTGTATAGAAAGTTTACGAACAATATCTCTAGCCACATCAATACCAATGTCCTCAACCTTAGACATGTTGTCAAACACAGCTTGAACCTGGGCAACTTTAGCTGAAGATAGGTGTGGGTTAGATGATAGGTAATGTTTAGCAACTTCAGTAAGACTAAGGTCTCTTTCGTATTCATCATAGGCTGCATAGATTGCATCCTTTACGTTCTTCGTACCATTTAAAAATACATTATCTGATACATCTCTAACTTCTCTAGCGAAGCTACGATCTGTTGCTATCTTCCTTAGTAATTCTCTGTATACATCCATCTGTTTTCCTCACTGTATGTTTAATTGTTTCTTTGCTTCATCCTCTTTGAAGTATTTTAAATCATCTTTAATTATTGCTATACGACTGTTCGTATACAATGACAAGACCTTTTGTATATCAAATGATTTTAGTGTCGCATCAGGATCTAATGCCACAATAACTTCTTTATATTTCTTGATAATTTCTACATGACTATCTAATAAGGTTGTCCCTAGAAGTGCTATGCCTGTGCAGAAAGTAGAAACATTTGTTGCAGATGTAGCATCCTCAACTATCACTGCTGTATCACTGCTGCCTATAACAAATGGGTATCCTGCATCATCATATCGCCACCACTTAGGTTGTTGACTTGGGTTCAATGCTCTGCCAACTGCACCAACTACCTCACCATCATATAAAGTAGTGAAGACTAATCGATGTGTTGTCACATCATAATAGAATCTACTCTTATGTCTTTCATATGCTTTCATACAATTAAATTTTTCTATATACTTTAATGCATCTTGTGATCGTGCAGCTTCCACAAAGTATTCTGGAAAGTGAAAGCTAGGTTTATCCACCTGGTTGTCAAATGTATTTGACAATATATCTTTAATTTGTTCAACACTCAGTGCCTCTTCAGTGCTACCTTTAGCATCACAACTTGCAGAAAAACAATGCCACAATAAAAAACCCCCACGCTTAGTTACCGAGAGGGTTCTGTTTTTACCACAAAATAGACAATCAATTCTTCTATGAGTATCGTCTTCTAAATTTAAATCTTTTATCTTTTCTAATTGTTGTGTTCTGTTCAATGCCATTCTGTTTAGGCCTTAGTTATTTATTTTTTAAACCATCGCTGTATAAATTATTAAATGTTATCTCAGGATCTGTATAGCTTTCGTGTCCCTCGCTGCTATGAGTCCATTGACTAGGTGCAAAGTCAGGTGCACCCTCTCCTGTTCGCCATAGTGCAGGACTTGTTGCTCTCACTCTATTGTTAGGTAAGGCAACTATATTACCTGTCCACTTACCTTCAGTAAGATATAGCACATGGCTTTGTTTATGTTGATCAGGACTATCTGCTATGGAATGTTGCGTATAGTCAATTGTAAATATGTAGCGAGCCTGATAAAATTCATTATCTATTTTAGCAATCCAAGGGGATGATGATAATCTATCCATGATGATCAGTTCATGGTGTCTAGACATACAATCCCATGGCTGACAGATATGATCTTCCATTCTATCAGGCCACTCATCTAAAGGAATATCCATAACTAGTGCTTGTATAGGCAGCCTTGCCCACATAGCACCACCATGGATGTTAGGTAAGTCTTCATCTTCATCAAGATCTATTTCACATCCTGTGAATACCACCTGGAAAGATAGTGATCTATCAGGCATAGTGTTCACTGCTATTACTAGTGCATGTAAAAATTCACCATGATAATTTTGATGATTGTTTGTAAATTCTTTCCTTACCCAAACTTTAAGTCCATAAGGAACATTAGATATTAAATAAGACATTACTTATTTTTTCTTTCTCATGCCGCCCTTCTTCATACCCTTAGTTTTTTTTCTAGCCATACCACCTTTAGCATAGCCTTTGGTTTTCTTTCTGCCAACCATTTCTTTCTCCTATATATAGTTACAGGTTAGTGGGTATTACCCCTCCAACCCTGTTGGACACAGTTATATCCACGATTTTAGATCTGTCAACTACAATCTGTAATTTTCATATTAGCTAGTGATATTTGGTGTTGAGCCTTGTCGATATGTAGACATATATCTACTAGGTCTTTATCAGATAAATCACTTCTTACTATCTTTCGATTTATATGTTCAAGTGATTTATACTGATCTCTTAATTCTTCTAGTATATCATCCATATGTTTCCTCCATAGTTAAAAAACTGTCCATCTCAGAGGTCTTCTGGCTTATACTTCTAAGCCTCTTAACCTTGCTGTGAACAAGCTGAATAGGTGCTTCGTACCCTTGGGTATTCAAGTAGCTGCAATAGAATACAAAGATTATGTTAATCGCTATATGCTTTCAATCATTACTCATATACCCCTCCATAAAAAAGTGGCAACTAAGTTTTTCTCAATTGCCACTAGTCTAGATAAGGATGTAAGATACATTTATACTTAAAATAAATGTAAAAACAATCTTGACATTTACTTTTTTATTTATCCATAAAATTGTATTTTGGTAGTGTGATAGGCACTTTTCTTTTGGCCACACTCTTACGAATATTATCTCTTCGTTGCTTATTCATGTATGCATATTCCTCAACAGTCATATCACTATCCGTTCCTGATACTCTATGTTTAGTTTCCATACTCATACTAACCTCCTATATATGTTATTAATAATATGGTTATTGCTAGTAATAGCGACACTGCCACCACTATAAATAATATAAGATCTTCCTTAAACTTTCTCATTTAAATCTCCATGTTCTTTAGTATATGTTCAATAACTCTTACTGTAAATCCATTACCAAGCATCTTGTATCTCTGCGTATTTGATACTCCCTCAGTATAGTTATCTGGAAATGTCTGTAGTCTTTCACATTCCAATGGTGTTAGCTTACGCCAATGTAATTCATCAACACTATCCCACTCATGCCTGTCATAAGATAGTCTGCCACCAGATCTAACTGTTTTAGATTTATTTCTAATCTTACTTACAGCAACACTATCTTTTTGTACTGTAGTAATAGCATTGCTTTTGTCATCTTTTCTAACTTCAAGCATTTGTTTTGTTTTATTAGCTACTGACTTACCATTCTTATCTAATCGTTTACCTTTATCATCATAGGCTCTACCTCTGATAGCACCACCTTTAACAGCAACTTTAGGTTCTCTATGGCCACCACCCATTGTTGTAAGTGTAGGCGATTTACCATCCTCTGAGTATACTCGCTTGATAATATCGTAACCTTTTAAATCTGCGGCAGTTCCAACTTGTTTAGGTGTATTGTAAGTAGGTTTATTTTCTCTTATAGCTTTCTCGTTTACCCAAATATTAGCTGTGTTATTGTTTGGTCTTATGGTGGTTGATTTATCACCTTTTACTGTTCTCTTATTATATGTATCATTAACTTCAGCATTTTTATCTTGAACATACTTTTCAATAGCTTCTTCAGAAACGAATTGTTTCGGTGTATCGTAAGTAGGGATCATCGTTCTCTGTTTCTTTTCAATACTATTCCAAGCTACAGCACCTTGATAGGTAGCAGTTAAAGCATAAGACTTACCATCCTTTGTTGTCATCTTATCAAACTCTTTATCAAAAACTAATTGTCTTCTTGATTTCTCAAAGTAGTTCTTTGGGTTGCCACCTTTATAGTAGTTAGCGTCAATACAATAACTCTTATCTCTATCAGCTACAAAGCTATCTTCCAACACATCTCTTAATACAATACCAAGATCTTCAG